TTGGCTGGGCCACCCCTAGGATCGCCAGCGTATCCCATTTTGTAGTTAGCCCCCTTGTAACGCACGATAAAATCTTCATCCATGCCGACTTCTGTGCCGTTCATCTCCCTATGATGTTGGCGGGTGCGGTCATCATTAGTGCTAACCCATCGCTTTTTAAGCTGTACACCTGACTCTTGTGCTACCGCGTGATTGGCATAGGAGGCCGCTGAGTGCGTTTCTGTCCTTGCGATAGTTATTGCCCTACGCCGCCCCATGGAGCCTCCCACGCGTTCTCTTATGCGTCCTGCAATGGCTCTTGCGCCCAAGTCCTCCGCGTTTCCCTCCTGTATTGCCCTACGAATCTGGTTGAGCGTTGTCCGCTCTATGTTCTGTATGTGCTCTCCAACCTGTGTCGCAATGTATTGCTCAATAAAACGCTCATATGGCGACTGCTTGGGATCAACAAAACTGAATCGCTCAACCATCTGGGTCATGGTAGCCCTGACACTTGGCACAATAACAGCCGTCAAATCCTGTAATATTGCATTGCGGTTAATAGCCCGAAAGCCGTTGTATTCGTATTGTTCACCTGCTCTAGCGGCTATCTTGTCCAGCGTAGTCACAAGCTGACGGGCTAAATTGCGCTCTAGCCCCCGTCTGATACGCCCCTGCTCAATGACCTCGCGTCTTGCGGAGATGAGCTTACCACGGCGGCGTTGCTTTCTTGCCAGCATAAAACGCCACTATTTTTTCTTGTCAGATTTTAACGGGTGGCCCTCTGGTAGCAAATCCCTATCGAACTTGCCTGATTTGAACCGACCAGTGCGGACAGCGGCAATAAAAACATTTACCCGCGCCATCGCCCACTGATCACTGCTTGTAACTGTCGGGCGTACCGAGGCTGGATTGGTATTGTACGCCCCCACACCCCTGCGGAAAACGGCTTCTAGCATTCTCTGTGTAATACGCTTGCCCTTTTTATCTCCGTGCTCATCATTGTGATCCTTGACCTTTTTGGCTAACGCTTTCTTAACGCGCTCGGATACTTTGGCCTTGCTTTCAAACACCCCATCTACCAGCGCATCCACTGTAAAGTTTTTATCACGTTCTCGGTTTAACTGCTCGACCTTGCGCTTCGCCCATGCCTGTCCTGAGTCTCCTCCCCACAATAGATTGGCTATTTTCCCCGCGCTAGGGTAGCCGTCCTCACCTTGTCTGAATCCCTCTGCCTGTTTATCAACCTCGTGGCGGCTAAAAAAGCTGTGCATACGCCGCACTGTGGAGGGTGACAGGTTTTCCCGTCTTACAAGCTGATTGGCTCTCGCTACACCGACTGCCGTGCCTCCCCTGCCAAACTCGCGCCGCATTTCAAGACCCCGCCGCGCCGCATCTGCCATAGCCTCGGTAGGCTTTGTGTCGATATCTTCCTCTGCCTTCGGGGTTGCTAAATCGTCACCAGTAAGCCGCCGATAGTCTGCATGGCTAGCACAAGGCATATATACTTTGCCGTTGGCAGTGTCATGCGAATGTGTCCCAAAACAACCGATTTCTTCGGCTCGTTGTCTAGCTTCTGCTACAGTTGTAAACACATCTCTTGCAACACGGCTTTTTTCACCGCATCCGCATGGTTGCATTTTTGGGGTTTCAAGCTGGCTACCAGTTAGTCGGTTATAGTCCGCATGCGAAGCGCAAGGCATATAGACTGTGCCGTTTTCTGTTTCGTGTGCATGAGTGCCTGTACAGCCTATTTCTTCTGCTCGTTCTTCTGCTTCTGCTTCGGTCGTAAATATATCCTTTTCAAGCTCTCGCTTACCGCCATAGATATCTTTTCCTTCATCATCGTCTGCGTCTTGCGTATTAGGTGCACCGAGCGGGAATAGATTTGCCGCAATGTAGACATCATCGCCTCCTGTAATATCGTCTAGCCCTAGCCTTTGTCGGGCTTCGTTTCGTGAGATTATGCCCTCGCGGACAGCATTGATTACGTTGTCATATATCCGCCGCCGCCTCTCTGCCATTGCAGGGATAGAGTCTAGGTCATATTTAAGCTGTATTGAGTCCCCGAATGACGGCGAAAGCCACTCATTCAAGTCGCTCTGCATCCGCATCATCAAGGGAACGATTGTATCTTCGTACAATGCCAGCCGTGCTTCTTGCACATTTGCGTAAGTTTGCGCGTCTGGTACGCCTACAAGCTGGCTGGGAACCCCAAAACACAGCGCAATGTCTCTTGCGCTCATGTTTTTCAGCTCCAAAAAGTCCATATCTTTAGGGGTCAGCCCCATTTCCTTCCAGTCAAAGTCGCCCTCTAAGAGCATGGCTCGGCCTGAGTTGTCAGGGCCAGCAAATCTTGCATTTAAATCTGTATGTAATTGCTGGCGTTGTGACTCCGATAACTGTACAGGCATCCCTGCGTCATCTTTCGGCTTGAATACGATTGCACCAGATGGCCTTGCGCCGTTGTTGAGCAGGTTGACATTGTGTCGTGCCGCTAGATTGTGCTGGTCAATGTCCACTGCCGCCGCACTAATCGGAGATAGCCCGTAATAATCATCAAGCGGATTCCACAATTTTATATGTTTGACCTCTGACGCGCCTGTCTCTTGGTCTACATCATATTTGGCGACCACCTGACCACCCACCTTGTATTGATAGTTTGCGGGTATCTGGGTCTTGCTGGGTGTGACTGTCACTCTGTCTGGGCGCAGTGTGTGTAGCTCCACTGGCCTACCGTTAACATCAGAGCGCAAAGCGTAGGCGTTTCCGTGTAGCAAAAGGAAAGAATAAAGGGCTTGAAAATACTCTGACCCAGCCATCTGTGGGTTGGGGCGGTTTAGCAAAACCTCAAGCGGGTGGTTTTCAATCTGCGTATCACCATCGAACACCTTGAACTTGACCGCCGCCGCACCGTTAGCAATCTCATTGATGCACCGATAAACGATTGCATTTTGCTGATAGCCCTCTTGTGAGAGTCGTTGATAGGTGTACTTACTGGAATTATACGCCGCAACACCTTGATACATGACCATTGGAAACTCTTTGCGTTCCGTAGACTGCCCACGAAAAAACTGCGCTACTCGCTCTCGTAATGTTGCCATTAACTCACTCTCCACATGGCCTGACCACTTGATCGGCTAAGTTCTGTCAATGCCCACACTAGAGCATCCAATCGGTCAGGCGACTTCCCATCGCCTGAATAAAAACACATCTGTTCTTCCAACTTAGCAAATATTCCGCAATGTGACACCTTTTTCTGTTCGTACAGAGCGGCGATAGGCTCTGCTCGTATCATTTTGCCTCGCGTTGCCCTTACGGAGCGTAGCGGCACATGCTTATCAATCGTGTTTAAAAGGTTGCTTACTAGGTCGCCGCCGTTGTTGACCTCTACAACTATCCTGTCGGCCTGATGCTTGTAATATGCCCTGACCGCCTCTCGCATCCAGCCATCTGGTGTATTCTTTTGAGAAACGTCATCAATCACATATAGCCGCTCATCAATGCCCCGCCCTGCAACAATGATGCCTGTTTCGTCCGAATGTGCGTTGTTGGTCACAGCTGGGTCAACCCCTACTACCACGCGGATCATCTCTGGCAAATGTCCTTCTGCTACTCTTGTCTGCTCTATGTCCACACGGTTGAAAAGCGCACCCTCTACGTCCTCCACAAGCTCTGCGTACAATTCCTGACGCCCCAGAGTCGTTCCAGCGTATCGCTCCTCTAGGGCGGCAAGGGCAGACGGAGCTAGATTAGCGGCGTTGTCAAATGTGCTACCACGGGTGATATGTACATCGTCACGCTCTAAAAGATTGCGTATCAGATCGGTTGGCTTGGGTGTTGTCGTGATTACGCATTGCGGATTAGCACCCAGCCGTAGCCCAAATAATAGCTGATCGAATGCCTCTGGATACCGCCACGCCGCAAGCTCGTCACACCAAGCCCTATGAAACTGCGGCCCTCTTAGTCGGTCTGGCTCCTGTGCGCTAAATCCGTTTATTTTTGATCCGTTTTTAAGGCGTATTTCTTGACTGCTTGAATTGTATCCTTGACCACTGCCGCCCACTAAGCACTCTTTGGGTATCAATGACATAATACCAGATACACCGCCAAAAGCCACGCGCTTTAAATCACCAAACGTAGGGGCTACAACCGCACAAACCACATCTTTGTTTTCTAACGCATAAGTAATTATATCTTGCGCCCCCGTGCGGGTTTTACCCCAGCCGCGCCCAGCCAATATGAGCCAAGTATTCCAATTACCTGTTGGAGTTATCTGTGCATCACGCGCTTGCGCCCCCCAGTTGCTAATGAACCGCAGGGTGGCTTTTTGCTCTATCTTCTCGCATCGCTCGTAATTGCTGTAAAGCTCGCTTAAATGACTCGTCTCCATCAACGTCTAACGTCCCTTTATGGATTTCCGATGCTTCACCCAAAGCCACCTTGCCGAGTTTTTGACCATTTAAGGCAATCTGGCTTAAATCTCTGAGTTCATAAACCTTCAAGGATTTTGTTTTGTCGTCACTTTGTAATACAGCAAGGTTGCTCTGTAATCGTCTGCCAACCTCTCGAATTATCCCATCGGCTATTGTCAAACAATTTTGATCAAAGGTTGCCACCCTATCTGCCATTTTATTTGCTTTTTTCTGCCCGATTTTTTCAGTTAATTGATTCTGAAAGCGTTGCCTCTCCAAAATCCAATCGCCATTTTTGGCCCAGCGACTAACTGTGTTTGGGGTTGTTTTGTATTTGCGTGACAGTTCGCGCATACTTGGATAAGTCCGAATGCCCTCTTGTTCAATAACACCCTGAATGAACTCTAGCTTTATTTTTTCTTTTATTTGCCGTATGTCTCTTTTCGCCATAGTTTTGTCCATAAAAAATACCTATTCTGTATTTAATTGGTATTCTGCCATTTGACAAGCTATGCGACTCACGTTTTCAGTGCCTTCATCTGATTATATGTTTTGCCTGTCTCCAAATGCCTCTGCAATAAAAAGGGGCGAGCGCAAGAGGACACACCCGCCCCAGTCCGAACAAGGATGTTTCTTATACCATCAATAACCACTTGATACAACTTGCTCATAGCAACGGGTGGTTGTGTTGAACGTGAAAAAGCACTCCCCGATGTTTCCATACACGCCCTGCTCCCTGATCTTCCGCATGATTACCCGTGTCTCGTTTGTTTCAAAGTCTCGGTGCACCACTATGCCGACATCGCACATATTGTTCCAATGCGCCGACCCCGCTATCTGGTACAGGTCAGGCGGTGGGATAATCCCCTCGTCCGTGCGGTACATCTTATGGGGGTGCGCCACCATCCAGACGGTCACGTTGTAATATTTTCCGAACTGTTGGCACTTGGAGATCAGGTCACGGATGTGCTCGTCCTCCCGCTTGCCCGACTCCCTGCTTGCATCAATCTTGTTGAATGGGTCGATAACCAGCCCATTAATTCCGTGCAAAAGATTGATGCGCTTGGCTTTGTCCAAGATGTAATCGATAGTCGGTATGTGGTCGCCGCTTTCGATAAAATGAAAACTGCCATCGAGCCAGTCCATGCCCCGCCGCAACTCTGCCTCAGACATCCTTGCTGTCGGCCCGTCATCAAACGGCTTCCTGTTGCGCTTCTCTACCAACCTCCGCAGGTGCTGTTGAGTGCTATGCTCTGGACTAAAGACCGCAAATTTCCAATCATGGTGCTCGGCCATGTTTATAATTATCTGATCAAGAAAGTTTGACTTACCATGGTTGGGAACGCCAGTAACAACATGGAAGGTCGCTGGCATAACCTTGTACAATTCATCAAGCTGACTGAACCCCGTTGATAGGGGTTTTGCAGTGCGCCCGTAATATAGGTCTAACACCCCATCCATATATTCATTCGCATTAAACACGCCAGCAATCGGGTTAGGCTTCGCGTTCTCTATGCACTCCACTACCACGCTGGTGCCGTGCGTCATCAAAGTTTCGTTTGCATCCTTACAGGTAACATCTTGAGAATCAGGCCAGCTTACCCTCCAGCAAATGTCCTTACCCAGCCGATGCTCTAGCTCTGTCGCCAAGGCTTGCCCAGCTTCGTCCATGTCTACCGCGATGATTACCTTTTCCAGCGTATTTAAAGGCAATGTTTCCAACAACTGAAACCGCTTATCGTCCGCTCGCATTTCTGCTTTCTGCGGTGCGCCATCTGGCAGACTGATAACATTTTTGAAACCGCACTGATACAACGACAGCACATCCATTTCACCCTCTACTATAATCAATTCTTTTTGGTCGCTTAAAATAAGCTCTTTCGACATATAAAACTGCTTACGCGCATCCTTTTCCTGTCTGAAATTTTTATTTGCAGTCCGATATTTGATATTAAAAAGAGTATCACAACGAAAGTAAGGAAATGCGATGCAAGACTCCATGCGATCACCAAAATACATTTCAGTTTTATAAATACCGAATGCATCAACAGTCATGCGGCCTATGTTTCGCGCTAAAAACCATTTATAAAGTTTGTCGTCTTTGGTCGGTTTCCTTGGTAATTCTATTGGCTTTGGTGAACGAACAGGAGATGTTGGTGCCGTTCCAGTTGCCCTGCTATTAGTGGTTTCTGATGTATAAATCACCTTGTTACTACCAGCCCATCCACAGTTATGACATTTCCACACAGCCCCGCCATGGGGGTCTAGTTTTACAGATAGGCATGGGTCGGATTTTTTCTTTCTGGTATGTGAGCACTTAGGACACACAGTCTTGTGATTTCCTATTTTATTGGTTTTAATTTTAATTCCTTGTTCCGATAAATTCATTATCCCGCAATCCTGTTTCTATTTGTTTTGAGTGTTGGTTCCTCCATGATATCCGCATAGCGTTCTTGGTGTAACCATGTAGCGGCATGTGGAATAAATTGAGGCTCTGTGTTAATTTGTGTTTTTGCAAATTTCTTTGTTGCTTTGAGTATTTCTTCGGGTGTGGTTTTTCGGATGGCTATTTTATATTTCTTTGAAGCATTGCGCTTTGATGAATTAGGCCGCTTTGGATAAGCCCCCCAGAAATCCAGAAAGTCCTCTGTATATTCTGATTGGTTATTATGACTGGTTATATCCCCTATCGAATTTGACAGGGGGGTGGGTGTCATGGTGACAGGGGGGTGGGTGTCAATTTGACACCCCGTCTGCAAGATATAGGTGTTTGACGTCTGGCGGTGCTTATCGCCGTAAGCCTGAAAACGCTCGTTTATTTTGATAAGCCCTCGCGCCTCTAAATCGCGTAGTGATCGGCGGATGGTGGACTCGCTGGCCTCTGCCATTTTCGCCAGCTTCCCAATAGAGGGAAAGCACTCGTAATTCTGATCAGAGTAGTTGCCCAGTAAAAGCAACAGCAGTTTATTGATTGATGCGCCAGCCTGTTGCTCGCTTGCCCACCGCATAGCTTCAAAACTCATATCAGTCCCCTTGTTCGTTGTTTAGTATTTAATTATATACCGCCCCGCATGTCACTTATTTTAAGCCTCCGTAATCCTGTCGCGCCCCACCATTGGTAGTGCCGCTCTCCGTCACAACGACCCTGCGCTTCCAACCAAATGGCAATGCAGTGTCCTCTGGCAGACAAATCAGATGGTACTGGTTTGCGGTATTTATCAAGCGTTCTTCGGCGGGATATATCTGCATCGCGTCACAGCCTACGCCAACCAAAACATTTTTGATTGTCTGAAAATCTTGCCAAGAGTTGACGGGCTTTTTGTCACGGCGTTTTATCGACAGCCATGTGCACCTGCCCTGCAAGTCAGCAACATGCACTAGCTCGTCTGCATCATGGCCTCTGTAAACATTGATTTGATAATGACTGTTGACCCAAACCTCCGCCCGTTCCTCTCGTTCAAGTCCAGAGCGAATAACGATGTCATCTAGATGCGGTTGGACGCGCCGAGCATCGGCGATGCGCTGTTGCATCACCGCTTCACTGGCTGGCTGGAGCGAGGTAATTCTGAGACTGCCCCCGCGCAGTTTGTATGTGTAGGTTTTTGTCATCGGTTCTTATCCTTGAGTAATGCTTTATCAATATCTGTAAGTTAGTAAATTATGATTGTTCTGTCAAGAACATTTTAAATTATTTTATGTAATAATATAAAGACCTTGTATTTTTGGGGATTGAGCGACAAACTGCCGCACTAATCGCGTTTGGGTGTTTGGATTTTCTTTCTTAGGGCCTCATCCCTACGTTTCTTGTGATACGCTTTGAGCCAGTTTGACCGACCTTGGTACTTAAAAATCTTTTTTATTTTTTGCTCATCCATGCCGATACACCCATGTATGCACCCACAACGCCAGCCTGTGCAATGTAGAATAAACCAAGAAGATCAGCAAGAGCATTGACACGAGAGGTAGAAACCACAGGTAGAAAAAGGACTGTTGTAAAAACGAGCATGCTTCCCATGCTGACCCACGCCATCCACTGCTGTGCATTCGCCTTTTCCTCCCGTAGCTCCAATTCTATCATTTCTTTTTCACGCGCAATCTCATCGTCAGTCACAATCCCATCCCCGTCCAGATCATGCTTTTCATACCTGCTACCCGTTTCTAGTTTCTTGTTTTTCATTATCTACCTGGCTAGAAACGCAAACAATAAAAACAAGGCTAATATCAAAATTGTACCGCCGACAACCGCACCGCCGATCATCATAATTTCTTTACGCTCCTCTCTCTTCCGCCGCTCAATGCGTTTTTGCTCCGCGATTCTTTCTTTTTCCTCGCGGATTCTTTTTTGACGCTCCGCCACAATCTGCCGCCACGTGCCGTAACCAAATCTATTATCTATTAAGATACTGATTTCATTGAGTTTTTCCTGTGCTAGCTTGGCGTCAATCACTGAATGTGCGGCGTCTTTTGTTTGCCCAATTATTGATTTATCGCCAAACCTTTCTTTTTGCACCTGACGCTCACCCGCAAAAAGTCCGTCAATCGCGCCAGCCAAATCAGATACGGAGCTTGCAGTATCTAATGATTGCGAAATTATCTCTGCGCTTTTTTTTACCAGAGCAATTCCCGCCAGCCCTGCTGATATTGGTTCCACATATTTTACCGACCATCTGGCCCTTGCTTATTACCGCTTGGTATAAAAATATTTATACCATCAAAATTTTGTGTTGACTAATTAAGAACAATCATTATTCTTCACCGAAACAAAGGATGACTCAAATGAACTCAAATGACCCATTTAGCTGGCACGGCGTTGACCATATTTCCGCTGGGCAAATCAACACTCTAATCCACAGTCAGGCTTTGTGGCTGGCACGAGTAGCGGGATATAAGGCGACTGTCGGCGCAAGCGCGTTTCGCGGCACAGCTATCGGAGTTGCGGCGCAGATTCTTGGCACCACGGGCGACAAAGAAGTTGCCACGCTTGCGGCAGAAAAAACCTACAAAACAGAACTGAAAAAATCTGGCATCGCGCCCGATGATAGTGCGGCGGTGAGGGAGCACAAAATCGTCACATCTACGACTGAGATGCTTTGCGGCTCATGGGCTGACAAGGTGTTGGAAGCGGAGCGCAAGATAGAATTACGTCTACCCGATATCCCAGTGCCCATAATCGGTTATGTGGACATGGTGTGTGAGGACAAGATAATTGAACTTAAAAGCAAAGG